GGAACATCTGGTTCTTCTGGTAGTGGTGGTTCATCTGGAAGTGGAGGCACATCGGGAACTTCTGGTTCTACCGGTTCTGGGGGTACAACAGGTTCGGCTGGTACAACAGGCTCAGCTGGTACATCTGGTACAACTGGTTCTAGTGGCACATCTGGATTAACAGGCTCATCGGGAACTTCTGGAACAAATGGCTCATCGGGAATAAATGGTACGTCTGGTAGTGGTGGAACAAGCGGCACTGCTGGTAGTGGTGGTATAAGTGGCGCTGGTGGTTCGGCTGGTACGTCTGGCACAGGCGGTACATCGGGAACATCTGGTTCGTCTGGCACAACAGGTACTGGTGGTACATCGGGTTCTTCTGGATTGAGTGGAGCAGGTGGTACTGGTGGTTCAGCTGGTACATCTGGGTCTTCTGGTTCATCGGGAAGTTCTGGTAGTGGTGGAACTTCTGGCACAAGCGGTAGTGGAGGAACATCTGGTTCTTCTGGATTAACAGGTTCGTCTGGTACGGGAGGTTCATCGGGAACTTCTGGTACAACCGGCTCAGCTGGTACATCAGGCTCAACTGGTTCGGCGGGTACAACAGGGACTTCTGGCTCGGCTGGAACTTCTGGCACAACTGGTACAAGTGGTAGTGGTGGTACAAGCGGACAAAGTGGTGGAATAAAATATGATTTTTCTACAACAATAACTGATTCCGATCCTGGTAATGGTAGGGTTCAGTATAATAACGCAACAATTGCATCTGTAACATTTATTTACATTGATATATTAGACCAAAGTGGTAACAACCAATTAGCATGGTTTAATAGTTGGGATGATAGTAATACACCAAATAATAGAGGTAATCTTATATTCTCATCAAGAGATAGTGGTACGGTAAACAATATATTCACAATTACAGGTAATGTAACAAATGCATCTGGATATTTTAAAATACCTGTAATTTATGTAAGTGGTACATTACCTTCTAACAATGCACAATTAGTAGTAGGATTTGCTAGAACAGGAGATAGTGGTACATCCGGCTCATCCGGTACTACTGGTACATCTGGAAGTGCTGGCACATCGGGTACATCAGGTACCACTGGCACATCTGGGTCAGCTGGAACTTCTGGTTCAGCTGGAAGTTCTGGAAGTGGTGGTTCATCTGGAACTAGAGGAACGTCTGGTAGTGGAGGCTCATCAGGAACAACAGGTACATCTGGAAGTGGAGGTACGTCTGGTACATCTGGGTCAGCTGGTACTGCTGGTAGTGGTGGAACTTCGGGAACATCTGGGTCAGCTGGTACGGCAGGTAGTGGTGGAACATCAGGCACTAGAGGAACTTCTGGAAGTGGTGGCACATCAGGAACTACTGGAAGTGCGGGTACAAGTGGCAGCGGAGGAACTTCAGGAACTTCTGGTTCAGCTGGTTCATCTGGAAGTGGTGGTACATCTGGATTGTTATCATTAACTGGTACAACTGATAATGGTGTGATTACCTTAAACGGAACTGCACCAAATGGAACTGTTGAAAGTAATTTAACTTTTGATGGAACTTTATTGACCGTAACTGGTAACGCTACAATTACAGGAAATTTAACAGTTAGTGGTACAACAACCACAATTAATACTGAAACAATCCTATTAGCTGATAATATTATAACTCTTAACTCAAACTTCACAACAGGTACACCAACTGAAAACGCTGGTATAGAAGTTAGAAGGGGTTCATCGGCAAACGTATCATTTTATTGGGATGAAAGTACGGATAGATGGACAGCAGATAATACTTTATCAGTAAGTGGTAATGTGGTTCTTACTGGAACAATTGATACTGGACAAGGTGCAACCGAAGTGTTCTTAATGAACCAAAACCTTCGTACAACTGATGCTGTAATATTTGCCACAGTTGATACTGGGCAGGGTGCAACGGAAGTTCATTTAATGAATCAAAATATTAGAACAACTGATAGTGTAACGTTTAATAGAATTACAAGTAATGGATTATATGGACCTGGTACAACTGGAAATATTCCAATTTGGCAATATAATGCAGGAAACCCTGGATTTGGTATTGTTTATAACGAATCTTCTCCTGATACATTAAGAATAGATGTTAGTGGTAACGCACTTAGTGGTACACCTGATGTTCTTATTGGTCCTGATTACATTAACATCAATGGTAATACAACTCTACATGCTGGAAACTATACTTCATACACTGTTCCTATTGGTGGTGGTTGGTATGGAGTAAATATGCCGGGTTCTCGTTGGTATGGATTTTCAGTAAATGGTGGTGAAATAGTATTTGGTAGAGATTTACCAAACAACGGACAAATGGGTATCCTTATTGATGGTGCGTATGTTGCTGGAGAAAATAATGGTTTCTGGTCATTACCATCTGATAATAACTGGAATGGACGTAGAGGATTTAATTGGGATGGTACTCAATTAAATTTTACAACAAATTCACCTATCGCTTTATTTAGTGATGCAAGAGCACCAATATTTTATGATTCAAACAACACTGGATTTTATTTAGACCCTAATAGTACATCAAATTTAAATGTTTTGAATGTTGCGTTTGGTGGTAACGTTTTATTCGATCCGGGCTGGGGTTCTTATGGATTCCCTGGATTAAATGCAAATTCATACACTGGAGCCCCTATAATGGGATTCACTTATTCAAATAATGCACCATATACAGGACAATTAGTTTCGTTTGGAGCCGGTGGATATGCACTACAATTAAATGCAACTTATGGTAATTCAACTGGACTTGCATATAGAACTAGAAATGGTGATAATGGTACTTTTAATGCTTGGAGATACCCTGCAATTTATGGTGTAAATGCTAATGGTGGTGGTGATTTATTTGCAACAATTTATTATGACCAAACTGATACTGGATTTTATTTAGATGCTAATTCATTTAGTAGATTAAGTAGAGTAGCTGTTGGTGGTGGTGCAAATGATGTAACTGGTATAAACATAAATGGAGATGCTGCTATAACTTCTGCAAACTTCTTATACTTTGGACATACAAATGGTACATTGGGAAGTTGGCAAACTCGTATTAATGCATCCGGTGGTAGACAATTCTTTAACAATAACGGATTTGAATTCAATAGAGATGGATATGGCGGTGGAATAATAATGTTCTCCGATTCATCAGCAAGGGTAGGATTTGCAACATCAGATTTTTCATTTACCGCATCTGATAATAGTGCAACTGTTGGTAGTTTTACAAATAATAGAGTATTTGTAAATGGTTCTATTCAATTACTTGGTAATAACGATGCTATTGTATTTGGTAGAGGTACATCATCATTCTTAAAAGATGAAGAACTAGGATTTGGCTGGGGTGGTGGCTGGTTTATGACGGATAGTACTTTCTTACGAGTAAGAGGTTCTAAGGTTCTTTACAATGATAGCTACATTCGTTCTGATAATTCATTTAGAATGCAGAGTGAACGTTCTATATGGGGTAACTATGGTGTTTGGAGTACTTACATATCAAGATTAGCATATCTTTCATTTGACTGGAACGCATCGTATGATAACTATGCTGAACATGGTATTTCATCTACTGATTTAAATGGTTCATTTACCGATTCAATGAGTATTAACTCATACAATGATATTATCCTTAGAGTTGATAGTAATAACAACAACAACAACTCTTATGTGAGATTTATGGATAATACCACCGGTAATAACCAATACGCATATATTGGTAGAGAAAGTGGTTCTCCTATTGCATGGTTTGGTGGGTCTGTTTATGGTAGTATATTTTATGATTCGAATGATAGTGGGTATTATATAGACCCTAACTCAACAGGACAATCCGCAGGTAGAATGAGAGGTGGTTTCTTGTTTGGACCAAATCCAACTTGGGGAGCATACCTTTTAGTTGGCGGTGATGGTAGAAATGGATATGTTGATAGTTCCTTCGCATCAGTAGCAACAACAAATGGTAACCTACACTTAGATGCTGGTAGTGGATACGCTACTTATATTAACTATTATGATGGTAGTGTAATATACTTTGGTGCTGGTACTAATAGTAACTGGGGTGAATTTAGTAGTGGTATTTTCTACGCATACAATCAGATGCGTTCACCAATATTCTATGATTACAATGATACTAACTATTATATAGACCCAACTTCTACATCTCGTATATGGAGATTAAATATTCAAAATGGACAAGGTGGAGGTGGTTCTAATGGAACTGTTGGATTACGAATTGCTGGTTTAGGTGATTATCCTTCATTGGAATTAGGTATATTTGGTAACTATGATGGTATGATTCGTAGTTATGGAAATGATATACGATATTATTCTGGACACTGGCAAAATATTGGAGCTGTATCTTCTGAAAACCACTCTCATTTTTGGTTTACAAGTAGAGCAGGTAGTTCAGATTGGTCTAATGTTAAAATGAGTTTAGACCATAATGGTATACTTGTTGTAAGTGGTGATATCAGAACACCTATATTTTATGATAGTAATAATACTGGATATTATTTAGACCCAACTGGTACATCTAGAATTGGTGGTATTGAAATATCTTCACCAAACGATTCTACACAAGGTATTTACTTTAGAGGGGTTACTGGTGATAACCCTGGTTCATATAACCACACTGCATTAGTTGAAAGATTATGGAGAAATGCTGACGAATCTGAATTATTAATTTTTAAAGGTAATGATGTTGATACAGCAACTATACATGATAGAATTAGAATTGCAACAACGGGTAGAGTTGTATTCCATTCAACAGCAACGTATCAAAACGTAAATGATTACATATCAGCTGCTGGTACTGGTAACATTGAAGGTAGTGGATATTTTTATGGTTCTGAATTTCACGTACCGGGAGCAATACAATCTCCAATTTATTATGATAGAAATAACTCTGGATTCTTTGTAGACCCAGCCGGCCGTTCTCGCCTTTCAACAATCGATTATGGTGATGGTGGATATTTTTGGAGAAGTGGTAGCTGGGGTTGGAGACATCAAACTCCATTCGGATATATCGAATTTGGACCTGCTAACACATCACATGCTCACATTTATACTGACCGTTCAAACTTCTATTTCAACGTAAATGATTTATACGCTAATGGTTATCACATGATTGTGCATAACTTATGGTGGGGTAACACTTACTTTGGTAGTGGTGGTGATATGTACGCAACTATTTGGTATGATACAAACGATACTGGATATAGATTAGACCCTAATGGTTCTTCTCGATTGAACTTTGTACATACTAACAACTTATATATTCAGCCTGGTCACATGTTATATTCGGATACTGGTGGTTGGACTGGTGAACATAACAAAATACAATGGCATAGTGCTCACTTATATTTTCAGGCAATTCAAAACGGATATCATATTATGAGATATGGTTCTGATGGTTTAGAATCTCACCAATTTGCTAGAGATGGAAACTATTGGAATAGATATATGGGTTGGATGAGTAACTACATCAACCAAAACGTTAGAACTGATGCAAACCCTACATTCTATGACCTTTATGTAAACGGATGGTTTAGAAACAATACAAACGGGCATGGTTTATATAGCCAATCAACCGGAATGCACTGGTACACAAATGATGGGTATTGGAGAGCAGCCGGTGGTGGATATGGATACGGTGGTATTTTAATGTATAGAAACTACAACTCCGATTTAAGAGGATATTGTGGATATTGGGATGGTAGTGGTTTTGGTATGTTGAACTCTTCTGGTAACTGGCAGATTCGTATTGAATATGGTAACGCTCACATGGAGTTGTATCGTATTACATTTATGAATGATGCTAGAGCATACATTTTCTATGATAGAGATGATACTGGATATTATATCGATTCTAACTCTCGTTCTCAATGGTTAGGTTTAACTGATAGAGGTAAAGGTAACATAGGTCTGACTGGTAAATCAAATTATCGTAGACCTCAGGATTATACTGGAGATAGAAACTATTGGACCGGAGCTGAAGGTTGGGGTACGGTAGACTTTAACTGGATAATGGATTGGGGTTCTTGTTTCTTTGATACCTGGTCAAACCCTGGTAACCAACCTCCTGGTACTTCGCATTGGACGGGTATGCAAGCATATCACTACTCTTGGACTTATGGTGCTGGTTATGGATGGCAGATAACAGGAGGACCTGTTGATAGATTGTGGTTTAGAAACTCTTGGGCAGGTCCATCTGGTTGGAAAGCAATGATTGATTCTAACAACAGAGCTGAATATTGTTTACCAACATACGATTTTACTACAACATCAAGATTATACTTCTTATACAATAGAGGATACTATGGTACACAAACCGATTCGGCAATGTGTCAACCATACTCTACTGGTAATAACGGAGCATTCATGTCATTCCATAAATCTGGATATTACGCTATTAACTTAGGATTAGATGGTGATAACCTTATAAGATGGGGTGGTTGGTCTTCTAGATGGCAGAGATACTATTTGAACGATGATACTTTGGGTACTCCCTATGTACTTCGTGCAAACTTTGATAACTATGGTGGTGGTGGTATTTGGGTATCTGATGATGGAGATTTGGCAGATGTAAACGATGGGTACTTATCACTTCGTGCTAGTTTAGGATTAAGAATATTTTCTGGTAATAGAGGTGGTGGTGCAACTATCAACTTAAGATATGATGGTGTGATTATTGCATCAAACAACATTATTGCGTATGGTTCTCCTTCGGACAGAAGATTAAAGGATAATGTAAAACCTTTAGAAAATTCATTAGAAAAAGTAATGAAAATGAGAGGGGTTGAATTTGATTGGAGAGAAGGTACTGATGAATATGAAACTACAAAACTAAGACATGATATTGGTTTTATAGCACAAGAAGTTGAAGATATAATTCCTGATTTAGTTAGAGAAGATTCTGATGGGTATTTAGCACTTAGAGATAGAGGTATCCCAGCATTACTATTGGAAGCTATTAAAGAACTAAAAACTGAATTGGATGAAGCTAGAGCTGAAATAAAAAATTTAAAAGAAAAAATAGGTTTTGAGTAAAAACCATATATTTATATATATAAAAGGAAAGAATTATGGCAATTAAAATAGCAGCAGAAATTGGAACATCACAAGGTATAACTAATGAAGCTTATGTAAGAATTCATCGTTATGTAGTGGATAGAAATAAAGGAGCATTAGAATTGTATGTGAATATTTTTAAAGATGAAGAAACCGCAAGATTGTTAGAAACAAACATTTCTAATCGTATGGGGGCACCAATTCAAGAAAGATTCCTTGCAAAAGTAGATGCAATACCTCATTGGCATTCAATACAAATGGCTAGAATTGAAGAAGAAGTTATTGATGGTAGAGTATATCAGAAAAAAGTTCCTGATTTTAGTACATTGGAAGGTGGGGATATATTTGCAAAAGCATATCCTTTATTAAAAGCAAAAATAGCAGCTGACTTAATTGAAAGAAATGTAATACAATCAGCAACAGTATTGCAAGATGTATAAAATAAAAACAAAATGATAACACATATAGAAGGTAAAAATTTATTCGGAAAAACAATAAACACTGTTTTCACTAATCTACTTAGATATGATTTGAATGATGATGAGTGCGTTATACGATATGAACTAAGATATAGAGACCCAAATAGAGAATCTGTAGCTGTTCCTGATACTACTATATCAAGTGGTGAATGGACCGTTCCTGAAAATGTATTGAATGCATGGACTGGTAGTAATTTTTATTTAGCAGAAAAAATGTGTGAAAGTTTTGATTTCACAATATTAAGACATGAGAATGGTTAATTTATAATTTAATATATTTATACTAAACAATAACAAAAATGGCAATTAATTATACTTGGAGAATAACATCCTTAAAAAAATCAAATACTAACGATTTGAATGACGTTATTATTGGAACACGATGGGAATGTATTGGTACAGATGATTCCGATGGAGTATCTGGTACTTTTGTAGGAGCAACACCGTTTTCATTGAATTCGGTAAATCCTGATAATTTCATAGAATATTCATCTTTAACCGAAACGGAAGTATTAGGATGGATTAAAAATCATGTTAGTGGTTCAGCACCAACAAACTATTGGCCTCACATTAGTGAAAGAATACAAAAAGCAATTGAAGCTTCCAGAGGAGTTGTTCAAGATGTAGATGAAATTAATTTACCTTGGTCACCGGTATCTGGTTCTAATTCTGGTTCAATAGCAGGATAATATTATAAAAAATAACATAGATTAAATATCCAAAGCATTATATTATGTTTTGGATATTTTCTTTATATTTATATCTGTATTTCACAACTAGCAAATACAAACTTAAAATACAAATTGGAGAAATAAAATGGCAGAAAGAATCGTATCACCTGGCGTATTCACAAGAGAAAATGACCTATCCTTCTTAGCGCAAGGAATTGGTGAAATTGGAGCAGCATTCATAGGACCTTTTAAGCAAGGACCTGCATTCGTTCCAACTATTGTGAGAACACAATCAGAATTCGAAAGTATATTCGGAACACCTGATGGGACTTATTATACTGAATATGCAGTACAAAACTATTTAAGAGAAGCTGGAATAGCAACAATCGTAAGAGTAGGTGGAATTGGTGGATACCAACAAACTGCACCTTTAGGAATTTTTGCAAGTGGTTCTGCTGGATTAGGTAGAAAACTAATTGGTGTACTACACTCAACAAAAAATGGATTTCAAAATTACGGATTTCAGGGAGCAACTGTAGTTAGTAATGATGCATTAGATGGACAGTTTGTAGTATCTGCAAGTGGTATCGGAATTATATCAGCATCTATATTACCATCAGACCCTAATGATTTAGGTGATGTATTTGGGGAATCTCCACTTGGTAGTAAAGCAGCTTATGTATATAGTTACTTTGAAAATCTAGCATCTAATTATTCAGGTTCTGCAACTGGTTCTATTGCACATAATACTGTAATAGATAGAGTTGTATTACCAACACAAGACTTTACAGACGATGCTAAAGCAGCTGAAACTCCGTTTGTTCAATCACAATTAATTAGTGGTGATAGATATAATCTTTTCAAATTTGTAACTTTAGGACATGGTACATTATATAATACTAAATTTAAAGTTGGTATTTCTAATGTAAAAGCAGCTGGTGAAGATGGTGGTACTGATTATTCTACATTTACTGTGACAATCCGTTCATTTGATGATACCGATAAGAGAAAGGGTGTTGTTGAAACATATAACAATGTAAACTTAGACCCTGCTTCTCCAAACTATATCGCTAGAAGAATTGGTGATAGATATTTCACAATTGGTTTAGATGGTAAAATGACAGAATTTGGTGATTATACAAACAAATCACAATATGTTAGAGTTGAAATGGCACCTAATAGTGTAGCAAATCCAATTTCAGCAGCACCATTTGGACATGCACCATACTCACTTCCAATTGAAGCAACAAACAATGCAGAATCACTTTTAGTTCCTGCTGTAACATACCAAACAAATTCAACTGGAAACACATCATCATCTCCAATCTATTTTAGTGGATTTGATTTTGAAACATCTGGTATCAAAATAGATAACTTAAATTATTTAAAACCAATACCAACACACACAGCATTAACCGAAATTGGTTCTAACGTATCATTCGCATTTGATGCAAATGGTTTAAATTACCAAATGACTGGTTCAGTTTCATCTGATATGGTTAAGAGACAATTTGTATTAGGATTCCAACATGGATTTGATGGTATGAATCCAATAACACCAATATTAAAAGCTGGTGAGAGTGGATGGGGTGCTGGTAATACACAAGGATTCAATTGTTCTACTTCAACATCATCTGGTTCAGTAGCATATACTAAAGCAATTGCGGCAGTATCTAATCCTGACGAGTATGATATTAATATGGTAGCAACTCCTGGTATTGTAAGAAGTTTACACCCAGCTATTGTTACTAGAGTAATTGATATGGTTGAAGAAAGACAAGATGCATTCTATATCTCTGATTTCAACGATTATTCAGATACAATAACTCAAGCAACCGAACAAGCTAACGCAGTTGATTCAAACTATGTTGGTACTTACTATCCTTGGGTTAAAACAATTGATACAAATACTAACAAACTTACAACTGTTCCACCATCTACATTGTTACCAGCGGTTTACGCTTCTAACGATAGATTGGCAGCTGAATGGTTCGCACCTGCTGGTTTAAATAGAGGTGGTATCGTAGGAGCAGTTAGTGTATTGAATAGATTAACACATGCGGAGAGAGATACTCTATATGAGAACAAAGTAAACCCAATCGCAGCATTTCCTGGACAAGGTATTGTAGCATTCGGACAGAAGACATTGCAAGATAAGGCTTCAGCATTAGATAGAATCAACGTAAGAAGATTACTTATCACTGTTAAAAAGTTTATCGCTTCTACATCTCGTTTCTTAGTATTCGAACAAAATACTTCAGAGACAAGAGGAAGATTCTTGAACACTGTTAATCCGTATTTGGAAACAATTCAACAAAGACAAGGTCTATACGCATTCAGAGTGGTGATGGATGAAACCAACAACACACCGGATGTAATAGATAGAAATATTATGGCGGGACAAATTTTCTTACAACCGGCTAAGACAGCTGAATTCATCGTAATTGATTTCAACATCTTACCAACTGGAGCAAGTTTCTCAGCATAATACAAAAACAAACAAATTAGATATTTATAATTAAATAAAAGGGCAATAAAATGGCAGATATTCTATCCTTCGATAAGATGTTCTATACGAACTTCGAACCAAAAATGAAAAACCGTTACATAATGGAGTTGACTGATACGTCAATCCCATCATTTACGGTAAGTGCGGCTAACCGACCAACAATTCAATTTGAGACTGTAAAAATAGACCACATCAACGTTTATAGAAAATTGAAAGGTAAAGGTGAATGGCAGGACTTGGAAATTACTTTGTATGACCCAATCGTACCATCAGCAGCGCAAGCAGTAATGGAGTGGGTTCGTTTATCACACGAATCTATTACTGGTAGAGATGGATATGCAGAAATGTATAAAAAAGATATCGATTTTTACCTATTAGGGCCTGTTGGTGATAAGATTGAACAATGGAAGTTGAAAGGTGCATTTATCTCTCAAGCAAACTTTGGAGATTTAGCATATAGTACAACTAACGAACCTGTGACAATCACATTAACATTAACTTACGATTACGCAATCTTAGAATTCTAAAAAATATTCCTTACGGAAGCTACCGAAGGACAACCCTCATCAGAAATGGTGGGGGTTTTTTATTTCCCATTTTTTTAAAAACTATGTATTTATATATACAAACTTAAAAACAATTAAAGTTATGAACGAAAAGCAATATGATTTTCCAACCGAAGTGTTGGATTTGCCATCAGAAGGTAAGGTATATCCAAAAGATAACCCACTATCATCTGGAAGGATTACAATTAAATTAATGACAGCAAAGGAAGAAGATATTCTTTCTTCTACAAACCTTATCAAAAAAGGTATTGTATTGGATAAATTATTTGAATCTATTATAGTTGATAAAGTTAATCCAAATGATATTATAATTGGTGATAAAAACGCAATCCTTTTAGCAACTAGAGTATTGGGTTATGGACCTGAATATGATTTTACTTTTTATTCATCTAAAAAAGGTGATAGTGTTGAAGTAAAAGCAGATTTAACTCAAGTTAAAACTAAAGAGGTTGATATATCACTTTTTGATAATAAAAACGAATTGGAATATATAACACCTTATGGAAAAAACAAAATTGTGTTTAAATTATTAACACATGGTGACGAAAGAGAGATTGAAAAAGAAATAGATGCACTTAAAAAATTAAATAAAGATTTATCATCGGATGTTACAACTCGTTTAAGATATATGATTAAATCGGTAGATGGCAATTCAGAAATAGGTACTATTACTAGATTTGTTAATAATATGAGGGCATTGGATAGTAGAGCATTTAGAGAATATGTTAAGACTATATCACCTGATATGGATATGAAAGTACAATATACCCATGAAGATGGTGAGGTGGAGGAGGCGCCTATCTCTTTGGGAGTGAACTTTTTTTGGCCTACCACCGAATCATAGTATAAGCTTACATACTCAAATTTTTGATATGGTACACTATGGTAATGGGTTTACTGTTATGGAATTGTACCAAATGCCAACCAGACTAAGAATGTTTTATTATAACAAATTAGTTGAGGCAAAAAAGAAAGAGAATGACGAAATAGAAAAAGGAAATAAATCAGCATCAAAAGTTAGGGTTAGACGATAATCCTAACTTTTTTTAGTTATGGGATATTTATAGATGTTAAACTGTATTCATTATGAAAAAATATAAAATATCAGAAAGGAATTTAAATGAATTTTGGGGTTGGTTTGGTAAAAAGAAACCACAATCATTACAAAAAGTAATAGATAATGATCCTGAATTGAAAAAACTTGATAAAGAAATGAAAGATTTGGTTGATAGCCAACTTCCAATTTTATTAAGAATGAAAAAACGAAACCCTGAACTTTGGAAACTAATGGTAGATAAAGGATTGGTGGGCCCTAATATATAAGTGTAAATGGCTGAAAATAACCAACAAAGCGAACAGACGCTAGATGCTCTACGTGAAATTGAAAATGCTCAAAAAAGAATTGATGAGCTTTTGAAAAGACAAGCTGTGTCTAATGAAAAGAATGCTAAAAAACTTCAAGAAAGAATTGATAAAGAGCAAGAGTTAATTAAAATTAAAGAAAAACAAATTAAACTTGAAGAAGAACATAACAAACAATTAAAATATAAAGAAAATAAGGAAAAGGAAATAGTTGATACTGTAAGTATTTTTGCTAAATTAGAAAAGGAAGTACAACATGGATTAAAAGGTAATAATAAAGAATTAAACGCTTTTTCAAGTATAGCAGGACAAATTGCGGAAAATAAGCAAAAACAAATAAATGCAACAGAAGAAGAAAGAGCAGCTTTACAAAAAATAATTGACCAGCAAGAAGCTTCTGCAAATAATCTTGCTAAAATGGTAAGTCATCACCATAAAAAAAATGAAGCAGTTTCTATTGAAGAATCTGTAAGAAAAAGAATGAAAGGTGCTAGTGAGGATGAGATACAAAGTATGATTATTCTTGAAAAGTACATGGAAAAAGTAAATAAACAGCATCAAAGAATACATGACTTACAGCATAAAGTAGCACATGAAGCACATCATTTACCGGAAGGTATAAGGGATGCTGTAACTGGTGCAATTGATTTGGCTAAATCTGTCAAAAACGCTGGTATGGCTTTTGGTCCATTAATACTATTAGTAGCAGCTTTGGGAGCCGGATTACATGCTTATATGGAATTAGATGCGGCAGCTCAAAAATATAGAGAAACTACGGGATTTACAGCTGAAATGACTAAAAAAATAGATGCGGATGTACATCATATAGTAGTTGGATATAGAGGATTGGGTATTACGGCAGAAGCTGCATACGATGTTATTGATGAAATGGCAAATGCACAAAGTGATATGTTTCATTTTAGTGAAGCTACGGTGGGTGCGCTTTCTATATTAAATAAAAGAATGGGTATCGCTGCAAAAGATACTGCAGAGGTATCATCTATGTTTGAACAAATTGGAGGGTTAAGTGAAGAAACTGCTGCTAGTGTTACATTAGCCGCTGCATCTTTAGCTAAACAAACAGGTGTATCTGCAAAAGAAATGTTCCAAGATATGGCTAAAAATTCTGGTGTATTAGCTAGCCACATGAAGGGAAATGTTCAAATGTTTATCCAACAATCCGTTAAAGCTAAAATGCTTGGAACTACGTTGAAAGACATGGCAGAAACTTCAGAAAAACTATTAGATTTTGAAAGTAGTATTGAGGAAGAATTAACGGCAGCAACTTTTGTAGGAGGGCAATTTAATTTAAGTAGAGCTAGAGCACTTGCGTATGAAGGAAAAATTGCAGATGCAAATGATGAAATATTAAATCAAATTCAACGAAGTGGTGATTTCCGAAAGCAAGATTATTATACACAACAACAATTAGCAAAAGCAGCGGGAAAATCAGTTGAAGAAATTGTTAAAGAATTGGGTGTTAGAGATAAATTGGGAAAGTTAAGTGGAGACCAATTAGCAAAAGCAAATAAGCTTATAGATAGTGGAGTAGATATAAGTAATTTAAGTGATGAGGAACTTAAAAAGCAAGCAGAGCAATTAGCAAAGCAAGAAAGAATTGCTGGAGTAATGACTGATATACAAGATAAAATAGCAGGAATGGTTGAAGCCGTTGGTGGTAGACTTACTCCTGTATTTGATGTTTTAGCAAAAGTAATATATGGATTGGGTGATGGGTTATCAGCAGCTTTAGGATTTTTAAAAGAATTCTATCCGATAACAGCTGCATTAATAGCAGGGGCTACAACCTATTTATACTTAAAAAATCAAGCAGCTATTGCAGATAAAGCATCTGCCGCTTGGACGGTAATAAAAACTGGAGCAGAAGCTACATATAACGGAATTGTATCCGCTGGTAACCTTATAAAGAAAAAAGGATTATTATCTGCTATCGCAGAAATGGCTATGAGAGCATACACATCTATTGCAGCAATACCATTTGTAGGTCCTGTATTGGGTGTAGCGGCAGCAGCTGGAGCATTAGCATTAGGTTATCAATGGTATAGTAAGGCTGGGGATGTGATGGCACCTGCTGATGGTAAGACTAGAATATCAACCAAAGAGGGTGGATTACTTGAATTATCTAAAAACGATGATGTAGTTGCGGCACCTGGAGCAGCACGTGCATTATCTGGTGGTGGAGGTGGTGGTCAATCATCAATGATTGGTGCATTAATAAACGAATTTAGAGGGGTAAGAGCGGATATGGCAAGTGGTAAAATTGGAGTTTATATGGATAATGATAAGGTTTCATCAAAAGTGGCTACAACAATGGACCGTAGTACTAGAAATAATTTTGCACTACAATAAAAAATAATTAGATGCCAACTTTAGAAGAATTATTTAGAAACAAAAAATACGATAGACTTGGGGATAGGACTCCACAAGAAGCATTTGCTGTAAGAAATAGTAAAGATATTCAGATATCAACTGTAAGTCCTTTACTTAATGCTACATCCGTTCAACTTATAAATAAAATAAGATTAGGTACAAATTCTGAAAGATTTAGGGAAACTCGAGTTGAAAGTGAATTGATTGGATTACTTCCATTTGCTAACTTTTCCTCAGCCGTATTATATGGTACTGATATTTTAAGAATCTCATCTCAAAATACATCATTAGGAGAAGCTATGAAAGCTGGGACTGGTGGTAGGGGATTGGTAGCAACTGCGGCTAGGGTAGCAGGTGATACTATTGGAGAAGCTGTACAATTTGGTGGTTCTCGATTATTAAAAGTACCTTCAACATTTAATGCAAAAACAGCAATTACAAGAGCTGGAGCAGCTATAAAAAATACAATAGGTGCTTTATTTCCTGATGTATTAATTCCATCTAAAATAGTAGCAAGTCCAGCATTTACAGCTAAAGTTCCTGGCTTCAATGAAGAATATAGAGTTCATGAAACATTAGCAAATTTAAAAGCATTTTCATCTGGGACTAGATTGGCATCATTTTTAGCAAAGAACGCAACTGGTACACCTGACCAAATTAAACAAGCGGTTATTGGACAGGGATTGAATATAGCACAACAACAAACAAGAAAATTTGTATCAAATCAAATAGTAAAAGTTTTATCAAAAGGTGGTGATAAAGCACAGCAAATGGCTAAAGAATTACAACAAAGTCAAGTTGTTTTTCTTAGATGGTCATCTTTAAAAAAATATTCTGATGTTGTAAAAAATGAAAGACAATTTGGAAAACCTCCATTAAATTTTGCTAATCAGGAATATACTAGCGCAGATACATTAATAGATGATAGATTAGACCTTTCAACTAAATACGCAATAGAATTTAGTGGTGAAGCTGATGAAAAGAAAAGAGGAAAAGCTAGATTTTTAAAAGAAAAAAATCAAGCCGAATCGAATTATATTGATGGTGAAGCTAATGGTGTTTGGAAATATTCATCAGTTCCAAGAACAAAATCTAGAACAAAGTATGGCCTATATGAAAGACGAGATGTTTTTAATGAAAGAGAGCCATATAACACTGGAACTGATGCTGCTAGTATTAAAAGAGATGAGGAGACTGATAAACTGGATATGATACCATTAAAATTTGTATCTGTTGGTAATTCATCTGCTGTAAATTTTAGAGGAACTATAACGGGATTGAGTGAGCAATTTTCTCCATCTTGGGATAGTAGTAGATTTATAGGTTCGCCATTTAACTTTTATACATATCAAAGTATAGAAAGAACTGTACAATTTTCGTTTAAAGTATTTTCACTTAGTAGCATAGAACATAAAAATAATTGGAGTAAATTGGCGTATTTAAGTTCATTATGCTATCCACAGCAATATACAGGTGGAGCTGGTGCTGTTACTGCTCCATTTTTAAAATTTACAATGGGTGATATGTATAGAGACAGAGAATGTTTTATTGAAAACATGTCTTATAATATAGATGATAACTATCCTTGGGAAATTGGATTAAATCGTAAAGATTTACAAAATTATAGATTACCAATGATTGTAGAAGTAACAATTACATTGAAATTTGTTGAAGCAAAATCCAATACACATACCTACGAAATAGGTGAAGATAAGAAATTAAACCCAGTACTTTTAGGTAAAAAATTATATAGCTATTCAGATAAATTTTTTGGTGATAAAAGTCAAGAAAATGATAAAAGATTCACATCAACAAATAAACCTGATGTAAGGCCTGACCCATCAAAACCACAATCTGAAACAAATCAACAAGAACAGGGAGACCCATATCCACAAGATTCAACAAACGAAGCATTATTTATTCAAAAACAATTTAAACTTACTAAAACAAGTATGGCTCATACTGCAGTAGGACAAACCAAAGCAAGACCAATTTATAAACAAAAGAAAACTGGTAAATTATATTTTGGTGATGGTACACCATATACTGGATTCCCTGCAAGTATTGGACCTGATTTAAGTTTTGTTACTAAAGTGGATGTTGTGGCTAATCCATTTACTCCCAATATAGATAATATAGGATAATATGAGAAGTAGATACGAAAGAAATAGTACTAAAATAACTAAAGATGGTAGAGTAGTATATAAAGCTAAACGATATGCAAATATACCATTAAGAGAAACTGATATTTATGTGGCAACCGAAACTGGTGATAGGTTAGATACATTAGCTAATTATTTTTATAATAATTCATCTCTTTGGTGGATAATAGCAACTGCTAATAATATACATGATGCTAAGTTTTCATTTCCGGACGGAACTATACTTAGAATACCAATACAATATATAGAAATTGTAAATAACGAAAATCAAATATAAAAATGTTTCCAAAGCTTACAAATATAGAACCTATCATTTCGGCAAGCATAAAGTCTAACGATACCATTCAAGCATCTAAATTAAATTGTTTTGTTAGAATTATATCTGGTGTGGGAACGGGATTGATTATGACTTCAAATCCTGACTGGAAACTTTTTAGTGCTGCTGGTTTTAGTGAACCTACGTTTTATGGAGATTCGGCTGGTAGTGGTACAATTGGGGTTAATTGGACAGGAAAACCTGTATATGCAGCTCAGCAATCGATGGGGCAAGATGTTCCTTTTAAACCATCACCAATAGTAACAGCTATAAATGTTAAAGAAGGTAAAGACCAGATATCAAGACATTGTGACCTAAAAATAACAGCATATACAATCGCTCAAGTTGAAGTATTACAAACTTATATGATGGAACCCGGCTTTTCTCTTTTTATAGAATATGGTTGGAATACCAATTTAGGAGTGAGTGGATTGATACCAATAAAATATAATACTATTGTATCTGATGCTGGTAAATATAGTTTAGACCAAATTAGCTTACATAAAAAAAGAGTAGATACACATGGGGAATATGATTCATTTTTAGGATTTATAGTTGGAGGTACTGTTACATCAAATGGAGATTTATTTGATATTAGTATAAAACTAAGAGGGGCACCTGGACTACCAACATATTTACAATCTCAAGCCAGTATAGAAGAAATAGTAGACGGAAAAGTTAGTAACAAATATTCAGTTACACCATTTGGAGTTACTGAATTGAATTTAGAGGCAGCTGAACAAATGGCTGAAAGACGTTTTAAACAAATGTTTAATGATTTACCAAAAACAAGACAAACCACATTTGTTAGAGATTTGATTGGTAATAATGGTAAATTTAGTAATTTGGATTTTATAAATTTCGATCCTGTTATTCAAGTACAAATATCGAATTTTGCAGAAGGTAGAGATGCATCTGGTGCAGAACTCCCTAAAGATGAACCAATAGTTCCTAAGAATGCGGGTAATACTGCAAAAGAAATTGAAGAAGCTGGTGGATTTGCACCTAAACGATTAAAAGAAATTGCTGATAAACTATTTGATGTACAATCTGGAATTGATAAATTAGCAAAACCACCAATTACTGTTGATGTTCCCGGCGGGCCGTGGATAGATACATTATGGGAAGATTATCTTGAAAAGCAAATAAAAGCAGGTACTCCAATAACTCAAGCTGAACTTGATAAAGCTATTGCAACATATTTGGATGTAAAACAAACCGATAAGGGAGATGGTTTAGGAGGTACACGTAAAGCAACAACATATACAAAAAAGCCAGAACAACCACCACCAGCCGCAACCAACACAGCGGCAAGCACTTCGGGAGCCGCAGGTACTTCGGGAGCTGCAGGTGCTTCAACGGCTCAACAAACTGGAGGGGGTGGTACTGCACGAGTAGAAGCAGTTGCTGCAACTGAAATTAAATTAGCCGGTGGATTGGTTCTTCCAAAAGAAAAATTATTTTCAAAAAATAGATATGTTAGATTTGGAAAAGCAGTAGATATAATAAATACAAATTCCGGAATACAATCATATATAGTAGCTGGTAGAAGTGTAAATGCTATTCTTAACGTAAAAAATACACCAATAGGTGCATTTAAGGGTATATATTCAACCAAACCTGAAACATTAGTAATACCTGGATTAATTCCTGATTTTACTAAATTTTTTATGGAACAAAATTTAGCAAATTTAAGTGATAATGAACCGTTAGTTGATTTATCAATAGGACCATTATCATTTGCACAATCCACAGCATTAAATTCCGGTGGATTTAAAGAAAACGCTTACTATTGGGGAAAATTGGAAAATTTATATATCAATTTTGAATTGCTTAAAAAAGAATTAGATACTCCAAATAAAACGATTCGTGAAATTTTAGAATCTCTACTAAACGAAATGAGTTCAGCTGTTGATGCATTTTGGAATTTTCAAATAGTTGAGAAAAGTGAAGCAGTTAAAGATAACACAGGTACAGAAAGAAACACTTTAATTTATACTGTAGTTGATGAAAATTGGATAGGAGCAAACCCAAATCCAGCTCCTGTAAAATTTACACATAGTGGTGAACAATCTAGATTTTTAGATGCGGATTTGAATATAGATATTCCGGGTTCGATGGCAAGTCAAATTGTATCAAAACGATTATCATTATCTGTGAATCCATCACAACCAAATTTAGAATTGGGTGGAATTTTTTCAAAAGGAGTGGACCAATTTTTAAAAGCATATATAGATGCAGGTTCAGCATCAACGGGTACAACAACTACAAATACAACTACCACAACTACAACAACGGCAACAAGTGAAGCTGATAAAAAATTAGAAGAAAGATTTAATAAAATTCCAAAAGGAACACTAACGGAAGCGCAACAAAAAGAGATGCAGACACTAAAAGATGCACAAAACGCTAATAGTAAAGCAGCAACGGATTTGGATGCTGAGAAGGCTAGATTAAAGGGGTTGGAATCCACACGTGACTCAAGATATAGAGCTCAAGCAGCTATATTAGATAAATATGATGGAACACGTGGTACGGATTTTGATGTTGATGGTGATGAAATAGATGACCCTAAACAAGCTGCAATTGAAAGAAAAAAATTAGAAGATATTGATAAAGAAATAGCTGCTTTAAAAAAGAAAGTAAATGACGGTAGTGCTGCTATAAAAACCAAAGAGGATGAAATTAACAAATCTGTGGAAGATTTTGAAAAAGGAGCTAATGAGCAAATTGTAGCAAACATTTCAACAAATTTAGATAAAATTGATGTAGTACCCAATCCAGCTGAGAATTCAATAACAGCAACAGACTTAAATAATTTTCTTACTGACCCTGCTTTATTTAAACAAAAATTTAGAATATATTGTTGTAGAGATGCTAAATACTTAAATATACTTAAAACGAATGCTATGGGTGTTAAATCCGGAGGTGGTGGTAGATTATCACATCCATTACCTATAAAATATTCATTTACAATTTTAGGAAAAAGTGGTATTAGGAGAGGAGATACGTTTAATATAGATGGAATACCTAAAAAATATGAGCAAAATGGGTTATTCCAAGTTACAGAAATTGAACAAACTATTCAAAATATGAAATGGACAACTAGAGTTCAAGGGGAATATAGACAACAGCAATAATATGGGAGTTAGTGCAATAGAATATAATGATTTAATAAAAGAACAGGGAAAATCTTTAATACAACCACATACAATTAGAACCCATGTTCCATATCCAACTGCCGATGATTATCGGAGGGGGTATATTGTTAGATATTTTATACAAATGATTAATGATGATAATGCACTTATATATGAGGTAAACGCAACTGATTATGCAAAATTTTCATTAGATGTTTTATACAACACAGTTAATATAGATTGGAGATTGACTGGTAATTTGGAAAATATAAAATTATCAAACGGAAAATCAGTAAAATTGGGTTCTAAAAAAATGAAAAATTTAATTTTCTATTTAGTAAATTATTTACAATTTAGCGGATATTAATTTGGTGGTTTAATTATTTTTTCGTATATTTGTATTTATCAATATGGGGGTGACTCGGAATTGATTACAATGAGAAGTATAGTATTACATGTAGTGGGATGGCTCTCCAACCACTTTAATCTCGGAATCAACAAATAAACGCAGAAGAATTATCTTCATTCACCTTCGAAGATGCTATGGCATTCGTAGGTGCTGATTACGCTGTAGCAGCCTAATCAAACTCGG